GAAACCCATTCATTAATGGGGGCCATAAAGGATGGTGAAAAAGATGCGTTAGATATTCTTAAAAAAGACATCAAGGACTATGCGAAGGCACAAGGGGCTACAGTCATTGGAAATACAATTGAGGATGGCTTCTTTAGTCCAGATTTTATTGCTGGATTAGAAAGATTAAAAGAAGACATCTTCCAACAATCAAGAGCAAATAGACGGGGTGCTGGGCGTAAGGGGGATACTGCGAAGTATGAGAAAATGAGAGGCTTAGCAAAAAGAATAGTCCATATTTATCGCCAGTCATACGAAGATGGAAGCCCTCTTGGACCAGAGCAGATTGCCTACTATCTTAACCGAGCCAATCCCAAGAACAACCTTTCATCTTCCGATGTCTATCAAATCCTTCTGGATGAAATGAATAGAACAATCAAACTCCAGCCAATCAAGGAGGAAACAGAGGAAGACTTAGCGGGTGAAGGACATTATAGAGGTGCTGGGTGGTATGAAAGCCTTAAAAATCTTCTTAAAGGGCTATTCAGTAAGTCTGCGAATGTAGCACCCGAACCCGAAGAAAGTTCAAGTGATGAAAGTGATGAGCCGACACCAAGACCCTTTGAGGCCAAGGAGGACTTAGTGGGCTATAGTGAAGCCCTCAGAAGCAAACGTTATAATGCGTTCAGCAGAAGTCCAACAATTGAAAGACATCTTCCAGCAGCCAAAGACAGAGATGAAGAGGGGAATGAGATTGTAAGAGAAGAAAAGGAACCACGTATTCACCCTATTACTGGGGCTTTTATGGGAAATCCAGAAGTAAGTAGAAGAGGGCCAACAACTGGAAGCCAATCTGCCGTTCCAGAAGAAAAGGAGGAAGTGAAAGTCATCCCACCCAAGCCAGAAATGCCGAGTGATAGTGAGTTAGATAAAATGGCGATGAAGCCAGTAGGCAGAACAACAGATAAGGAACACAAGGCCTATGAAGGAAGAAAACACAATCTTATCGCAAGATACAGAAAACACATAGCAGACTGGGAAATGAAATACCAAAAACACGCTAAGGGCAAATATCGTGGAGGGGCCCCTAAGGTTCCTACAAGCGGTAAGCCCGGCAGTGATGTCCTCCAGAAAATGGCGAAGGAAGCCTATAATAGAAACGCCCCTAAGGAGATTGATGGATGGAAACTTGTCAGTGAAACTCCTACACTCAAATACTATCACAAGGGTGATACAATTATGGTGGCTATTCGTGGGACTGACCCATCTGACCCGGGCGACTTGAAGGCTGATGCGTTCGTGGCCGTGGGACAATTAGAAAAGTCCCAGAGGTTCAAGAAGGACCTCGCAAATCTTCAGCACTATAAATCTAATAATCCGGGCTTCCAATACTATGGTGTCGGACATTCTCTCGGAGGTGCTATGCTTGATGCGTTCATCAAGAAGGGACTACTCAAATCTGGTCAGTCCTATAATCCAGCAGTTCAGCCCCAAGACCTTAGAGGCCACGTGGATAATCATAGAATATACCAACAAGGGGACCCAATCTATGCGATAGAAGGCCGTCTATTGAAGGATAAGCCAGAAGTCAGAAAAGCCCCAGCAAAAACAATTTGGGATAAAACTCTTGACCTAATCCATCCTATTAAACCCGCCTTGGACGCATTGAACGCACACGGCCTACAGAACTTTGAGGGTGGAACCAGAAAGGTTGCGGAAACGGCGACCCGGGGCAACCCGAAGTTTGAAGCACAACTTCGGAAGGCTGGACTTGAACCTTCGGCTTACCTTGAAGAGGCAAAGCGAAGAGCCAAATTACATCACTATCCTTATAAACTACTTGGCTTCGCCCAAGACGGAGAACACAAACTGGCTATTCCAGATGAGAATGGAAGGGTCGTGTCCTTTGGAAGGGTAGGTAATGGCGACCACCTTATTTACTCTCATATGGAGAAGGCTGGGAGTGTAGCGTCTGGAACTGCGGAGAAGAAGAAAAACGTGTTCCACAAAAGCCACAGTAAGATAAAGGGCGATTGGAAGGGCAATCCATTCTCTGCGAATAATTTGGCTCTAAGGATTTTATGGTAGATAATGACGGGACTGAAAACAATCCATTCATATCCTTTATAGGGGATGACTGGAATGTCTTGATTGTTGCGATGTAAGGTAGGATATTCATTCTATTATAGGGAGAGAACTTGGTAGGCAACCCGAACAATACCACCACCAGATGCTGGGTTCCATAATTTTGACAACGCAGAGCCGTAAAAGCCGATAGTTAATACACCAGTAGCACACAGTGCGTAAGGAGTTGCTACACATTCAAACGATGTGCTGGGATTACCGGGATTATTAGAACATAGGGGAAGTCCGCTTCCGTTTGGAAGTTGCTGGACTGAGCAAACAACATAACCGGTTGCCGTTAGACCTTGGATATTAGCAGTCGCAGTTATTGGACTTCCTTGAGCCGAACCAAAGGCGGGGAAAGTCAAATCTACAGTCCCGGACGGAAGTCCCGCAACATTAATAGTTCCAGCCGTAGGACTTGTGATTGTAAGTCCATTACTGGCCGTAAGAGATACAGCACCCCTAAACGAATTAACTGTAGTTCCATAAATTGTTAATACACCAGTATTTGTGTTCGTTCCCACATCTATACCCACACCCGCAACAACATCTATAGCCCCAGTTAGACCCTCTACTGAATTAACAATTGACTGGGGTGGCGAACATCTCTGCCAGTAGCCATCTGTGCCTCCCGGGGCTGTAGTTATACCACTATCAGATTTAAGACAGACATACAGAGGAGGCTGTTGCCCGACCACAACACCACCTCCCGCCAAAGGTCCGCTTGTAGAAGTATAAGATACTAAGTCGCCGGGGAAGTATTGAACTCGTGGGTTAGTTGAACCCGAATAAGGAAGCCAGTGGGGAGAACCATTCTGGACCCAAGCCCAATATTGGTTAAAAGTAAGTGCCCCTCCAGTCTTTACATAAGGAGCCGGTTGAGTGCCACCGGCACCGAGTAGAACACTTACCCAATATCCCTCTGGAGGGGCTGTATCACCGGTTGCTACATACCATACTGGAGTGCCAACGGGGTAGCCGTCTGAACTGCCACCGGGCTGTTGCCACTGCGGGACATTCGCTTGAAGACCACTTGTTCCAACAACACCAAGAAGAGGCAATGAACCTAACGTTGTAGGCTGGGACGCTATGGACGACATTCTATACCCATTGTATAGTTTTTATTTTACATTAATCTCGCACTGAGGCCACGGCGACGACCCGCACCCATTGAACCGCCCATTCCAGCACCCGTGCCGTAGCCTACCGCACCAAGAGCACCCTTGACTTGTCCAGACATTCCCTCACTGGGAAGGGCGTTCTTAATCGCCGAAACAACGGGCTTCGTCTTGTCATAGAAGTCCTTCGCCCGGGAGAAGACGTTAGACAAGCCAGACATTGAGATGCCTCCAACAAGACGGGCAAGTCCCGCACGTGTTCCAACTGAGGCCATTGGGGCTGAGATGATGTCTTGCTCGGATAGAACACCCTTGATGATACGGGATGAGCCACGGATGCTCTCAAAGAAGCCAGAGTTGGCCGTGATGACGTAGAGCGTAGGCACGACTGTGAAGGCGAACGTATTTACGACAGTTAGGTTAAACTGAAGCGTGAAGTTGCCTACAAGTGAAGGGGCTTGGCCGGGCTGGAGTGTAATATCCTTTGAGGGCTTGAGAACTAAGAAACCGCCAACTGTGGGACGCAACTGACCCGCATACTGGTAAGGCTGGGAGAAAGTGGGTGTGTCTTGAGCAGTGTCTTGTGTTACTTCCCCTCCAGCCGGAACCGCATTCTCTGAGTAGGCAAGACCGCACCACGTGTTCCAAGGCATCTGAAGGCCGTTCGCAACTGACATCTGGTAGAGTTCCTCCGTCGTGTGCGATGAGAGGAGGCCGGAGAAGTTGTCAAAATTGACCGAGAGAGGGTTCTTAATGAGAGAATTGAACGATGACGCAATGGGTAAGTAGCAATCACCATACTCACCCGTCGTAGGGTCGGGGAAACCCGGGGCTTGTGTGGCCTTCACGTAGATTATGAGAAGGTCTGGGATTTGGGGGAGCGTGATTGTCTGGGACTGGAGTTGGAGGGTCTGACCCTTTGGGATTGTGCCGTTCTGCTGTTGCGTGATGTAGCGGGGGAACTCCATATAGGGAACAACCGACTTAGGGGGTAGAGGAACATCAAGAGAAGGCGTTAGGAACTGGACGTTGAGAACCGCATTCTGCCATACGCCTTGTGTGGAGTTGTTGTTCCACGTGAGGCCAGATATTCTGGGGGTGATGCCATAGGGAGGAACATACACAACCTTACCACTCACAACCGATGATGAGGGAGCCGTAGGGTATGAGTTCGTCTTGTAGCGGAGGATACGCTGGAGAGCGTTTCCACTCTTGAAGTTCATAATTAACTGGATGTTGTTGATGCCGAAGAGGCCCGTGTCATCCTCACAATCATCAGCAAATACAAAGGGGCTTAGCACAAGTTTCTCCGTGGAGCGGAACCCGAAGAAAAGAGGATAGGCAATAGAGGCAGTCGCCGCAGCCCAAACTGGGGGTGAGGCATTGCTATAAAGTGATGAAACCGGGACACCATTCGCATAATTGACAACAACACCTCCATAAGTGTATGAACCACGCTGAACACCATTCGCATCCGTCGTTGCCGAAGGGTTATTGAGGAGAGGAGTGCCAAACTGGTCCGTCCAGAAGAAGCCACCAAAGGCACCATTGGGCTGTTCATCCACGTTCATCGCCTCAGCAAAACCCGCCATTGGGTCGTTGATTGTGCGGAGAGCCGTGCCGTTCCACTGATACTTATCAAGCATTGTCGGGCACGTTCTCTGGAGTAGGTTCTTCTTGTAGTTCGTTAGACGCATCACCTCCATAAGAACATCTTGGGAGTTGATGACTGTCGTTGTGTCGTTAATCGTGGCCGTCATTGTCTGACAGAGGTAGTTAAGGGGAAGGGGGGCAAGGGCAACATCCGAGCCGTAGGTTAGGATTGGCGTTAAGCCATCAAGGTCCGCCGAGGGTGAGGCTAAGTTAAGCCACTCCTCACTGGCCGTGGCCGTCATTGAGAAATACGCCGTGCCGGACCAGCGTAGTGCTCTATCTACAAACACGTTCTCGGAAGGAACATAGATGTTGAACGTCTGCTGGGATGAGGTCGCAGCAATCGCATTGAAGGGGGCATTCGTAAGCGAAAGGGCACCCTTCTCAACGGCATACCGGGCGGGGGCTTGGATGATGCGGTCGTCAAAGACACTCTCCTTCTGAATGTCGGCACTCATTCTATACTCAAGGAGAACATTATATTTTTAGTCTGTGGATAAGTCTTATCCGGGAACTAAAATGTTTAATAAAGTGAGGTGCGTTCAGATTTAGCCATACCAGTGATTGGGCCATTCTTCTTGCGGAACATAATCTTAATAGAAACTGATGAAAGGTTATACATAGAAACTGGATAGAGTTCATTGTTGAGGCGGTTCTTCCAGAAAACTTGGATGTCAATATTCTTAATTTCCGACTTGGAGTTCTGGAAATCCGCCATTCTATACTCGGCCGTCGGGGCATAATACAACATCTTCTTCCAAGCAAAGGGGTCGGCCGAGAGGTCATTCGCAATATCCGTGATAATGGGCTGGAAAGCGGGTTGGGCGACCGCACTGGAATTACCGATGTTGCCCGAGCCGTAGGTATTCGGGGCAGCGGTGTCTTCGTTCTGAAGAGGGAGTAAGTTGCTTAGGAAAACTATACTTTCCACCGGGGACCAAAGTGTGCTTGTTGAAATTGTTTCTTGCGTCATTACTATCCAATTTCCAGTGTAGGCTGGGGAAACTGGAGTTGGCCGGATTTCTGCCGGGAGTAAAACATTTCCTCCAAAATTAAGGCTCTCTACCTCCATCTTGTAGGCAAAGCCTTCTGGGAACACAACGCCATCCGGAAGAGAGCCATCACCAGTTGTCGTATTGTAGTAGGTCGCTGGGAAGTTCGCAAAAAGGCCAAAGGCGTTCGTATTCATCCACAGACTTGCTGACTGGAGGGTTGCTCCAGCCACTGGGACATATCCAGCGGGATTGGCGTAATAGGATGGGTAAGTCATTGTGAAAAGGCCCGTGCTTTGGACCCAATTCATCACTGGGTTCGGGAAGGCGTTGAGCCATTTGGCGTATGAAGGGCCGGGTGAAGGCAAAAGGGCACCATCATAAAAGGGGTTATTAGCGGGTGTATTACCAGCCACTCCCGCCCACTGGAGATTGAAATTGTTAAAGAGGCTCTGGTTCTCAAAATCAATTGCCGTATTACATAGATTGACCCAGTGCTGGAAGGTCTGAACCCAATAATAACGAGTGCTTACATCTTGGGGCCGACCTAATTCGGTTCCGCAAGGCTCCCAATAGGTAATGACGTTGCCGGAGGCATCACGCACCACTGCCGTAGGCGATGTTCCCACTGGAGGGTTCTTAACCGCCTTATAATACGGAGGAGGAAAGACAAGTTCCACATTGTTATTCAGCCCCAAAAGATTGACCCCACTCACAATTTGTCCCGTGTAATACTGGACGGAGGCATTCCAAAAACTCTGGAACGTGGGGGCACAAGGAGGCTGAGGAAGTGGGGCAAGGATTGGGTTCTTGTTCTCCGGGGAATAGATTACGTATGACGGGGCCCCAGTCTGAGAAAATACAGTGCTCGTTCCGGGGGTCGCATTCGGCACTGTAAAACTCAACTGGAGGCCGAAGGCATAATCGGTTAAGTTTGGGTCCTTCTGGCCCGTATAGGACTGAATGCTCGGAATAAAGAGAGGTAAGTCTAAGTTCCCTCCATTCACGACGAAGCGGACAATGCTAAACTGATAAAGAGCAGCATCCCTCACAATTGACTTGGCTCTTGTTTCGTTGAACTTAATCAACGGGTCTTGGAAGGCAAACCCAGCCTTTGTATCGTCCGTGTTGTTATTAATGATTGTGGCGTTATAGTAAATGACATCGGGGTCAGCCGTAGAACCGACACTTTCCCAGTTGCTACTATAGGAACGGCTCATCTCTATGTTGAATGAATATATTATTTGCCGAGTTTTTGGGCGGTAAGTGCGGAAACAAAGTCATCCGGGGTCATTCCAGTGCTGTCCATCACCTTCTTGTATTTCCCTACAGAGTAAGGGGCATACAAACATCGGACTACCGAATGACGGCCACACGTATTCACGTCCGCCTTGTCCTTTTGGAAGGCATAATGATTATAACTAACCTTCTTTCCGGACGCTCGTAATAGTTGGGTAAGATACGGAGAACCCTCATCAAGTTCTTGGAGTTTAGATTGAGGGACAGAACTAAGGGCTTCTTCGGGGGCCTCGCCATAAGGGTCAAAGTATTCTATTGTCCCCCCTTTATTTAACATACAAACCCAATGACCGGAGTGGTCGTCGGCCGTTAGATAAAGAAGAATACAACGCCCCTTCCTATCAAATGCTTGACTGATGTCCTCCATCTTTCCAAGTTCTGGATAGGTTATTATTTTGATGTCATCGCCAAGGATTTTGCGTATATCTTCGTCGGAAAGGGGATATGACTTTATCTTACCCATTCCTTTCTCGGCCTTATTCATCTCTATAGTAGAGGTAGAGAATGAGTATGTGTAGCCCTCTTACGAAACAACAAGCCAAGAAAAATGTAGTTGAGAAGGCCCCCGTGCTCCCTCTATTCAAGGCAGAGAAACTCACACTGACTAAATCTGAGGCACGTAAGGTGCTACATACGAAGGTAGAACTGGGGCAACCGCAGATACGCTGGTGTCAGAATTGGCTGACCCAGAGGATACGGGAGAGGTGTCTGCCTCCACAACTGGCTGGTGGTGATGCTTTCTCACAGATTGTTCTCTTTTTATCTCCCAGTGATGCGAGTGCCCTTTTTTCGGATATTCGGGCGGATTTTGAAAAGACCCTTCCTCCGAAGCCGGAAGATGGCGATGATGTTTCTTTTCTGGCTCTTTTGGCGAATGAGGCATATCACGAATATCAACCCCCACTTCCAAGTTCCGACCACAACAGTCCGAAATCAGACGCTTCCCCTTAATCATACGCCAAGCAGCCAAAAAGAAACCTAATACTACTACTCCAGCGGAACTCGTAATTGCCGTGGAAGTTGTGTCCATCTATTAGAATGCCGAGAGTAAATGTGGAAGTTTTAGTGGAACACTTGAATGCTATACAGATGGCTCTCTATGACATCTGGATAGAATGTAGAAACAATGATTTGTGTGAGGCCTTGGAGAAACAAAGAAATAAAATTATTCTGATTATCAAAACTTTGGAGGGTTAATTTCGGGGTCGCCCCGGGTTGCCGTTTCCGCTAATTATTTTATTGGAGCCTTTTTTTCTTGTTCGGCCTTCCAAGTTTTGTAGGCTTCAAATAAATCGCCCATAGAAATGTCATAGACAACACGAAGAAAGTAATCCAGAGTAAGGTCCATTGGTTCTATTGAGTTCGTAGAAAACTTGCGGAAGTTCAACCCGGGGCAACCCAGATATATTTTTGCGGTTTGGGCAACCCGGGGCGACCCATTATAGGATTTGCGTCAATAAAATACTTTGCGGAAACGGCGACCCGGGGCAACCCATAAAAAAATGCTCCAATAAAATACTTTGCGGTTTGGGCAACCCGGGGCAACCCATAAAATTGAGAGTTCAAAAGTAGAAAGGGGGGTATGAATTGCCGAAAGTGTAAGGCCGAAACCGAAGCGATTAAGGAGCATTCTTGTAGCCATTGTGGGCTTCAACTCTGTAG